AATTAAATTAAATTAAATATGTCAGACTTAATAGTCAAGAATCTTTCTTTTGGGCAAGAAGCTCAAGATAAAGTGTTTGAAGGAATAAACAAACTCACAAAAGCCGTTAGCTCCACGTTAGGCGCTAGCGGTAAATGTGTACTACTAGAAGATGGTTCAGGTAACCCGTTAATCACCAAAGATGGTGTAACAGTTGCCGATACGATAGTATTATTGGACCCAGTAGAAAATATGGGAGCTACGCTTTTAAAAGAAGCAGCTCGTAAAACAGTAAGAGAAGCTGGTGATGGTACAACTACCGCAACGGTTCTAGCTTATGCTGTACTAAAGGAAGCTCAGAAAGTTCAAGCTAATGTAAGTTCTAGAGACTTAAAAAGCGGTATTGAAAAAGCAACTGATAAAGTAATAGCATACCTAGAGAAAAACAGTACTAGCGTTCAAGGCGATATGATTGATCAAATCGCTACTATATCAACCAATAATGATCCTTATCTAGGTAAAATTATTGGTGATGCGTTTAGAGCTGTAGGAGATACAGGAGTAGTAATGATGGAACAATCAGCTGAAGCTGAAACAGTTGTTGAAATAGTTGATGGAGTTCAATACGATAAAGGTATGACTAATCAACACTTTATAACTGACCACGTTAAAAGAACAGCAGAGTTAAAGAATGCTGCAGTACTTCTTATTGAGTCGCCTGTTGAAAATGTAAGACAAATACAGTCTGTTTTAGAGTATGTTATTAAAAACGACAAACCTTTATTAATTATTGCAGATGTAGAACCAGCAGTTGTTTCTACGCTGGCTATGAACAAGACTAAAGGTAATATCAAAGTAAACATTATAAATGCACCTACTTTTGGTATTAATAAAAGAGAAATACTAGATGATCTAGCTTTATTAACAGGAGCAACTGTTATTAACGAAGATCTCGGCGATGATATGGATTTAATCCAACCAGAACTTCTAGGTAGTTGCATCAGATCAGTAACAACTGAAAAAGATACTATTATACAGGTTCAGGATTCATCAGAAGAGATTCTAGAGATCATAGAGCAAATTAAAGAAGATTTATCAACTACACAGAACCCAGGAGCAGTAATACGCTTAGAAAAGAGATTAGCTAGGTTATCAGCTAAAATTGCAGTGGTTAAAGTTGGTGCTAATTCTGATATAGAGTTAAAAGAAAAAACAGATCGAGTAGAAGATGCTATATGTGCTACTAAGGCTGCGATTAAAGAAGGTATTGTTCCAGGAGGTGGAATCGCACTGTTAAATGCTTCACAAAACATAGTTGCTAAGTCAGCTGGGGAAGAAGTGTTACTAGAAGCAATTAGAGCACCTTTTAAGACAATATTAGATAACGCTGGTATATTAGAATATGAATTACCAAAGAGTAAAGGTAGAGGTCTTAATGTGGTTACAGGTAATATGGTAAATATGATTAAGCAAGGAATTATAGATCCTCTATTAGTTACCAAAAGTGCACTTCGTAACGCAGCTTCCGTAGCTACAACGATTTTATCAACTGATTGTGTAATCAATAACTTGAGAATCGATGAAAGCAATAGGTAATAATATAATTATAACGCCTGTAAAAGTTACGGGCGATAAAACTAAAGGTGGTTTGCTTTTAGTTAAGAAAGACAGAGAAGATATAAGATACATTAAAGCCGTTATTAATTCAGTTAGTGACGATATAAAGGCTTTAAAAGAAGGTGATGAAATCTATTACGATAGACACGCTGGACATGGAATAGAATTTGATAAAGAGCAATACACTGTCATTAAAATACAGGATATTGTAGTTGTTTTGTGAGAAAACTAGAAGCTAGTGACATTAGGGACTTAAACCTACTTAAACACTATCGTATAGTTAGAAGATGGGCTTGTAGAAATAACAAACTCAACGATGCTGATTTAGAGTTACTTATATACTTTGACTGCATGGGAATGTTCACTAAACAAGATTTTAAAATCGGTACGTACGCTTACAGTTGGGATAATAGACGCTGGAACAAGTTGATAAAAGACGGTTGGGTAGTAGTTTTTAGAAACTACAACAGGACAACACAAAAATATAACATCTACAAAGTTTCATTAAAGTGTAAACAACTAATAGCAAGAATGTATCGTATTATGCTTGGTGATGAAGATATCCCAACTAGTTCTAGAAATAGTATAATGAAAGGTAAAACATATACAGACAAAGTATTAATCACAGCGATAAAAAACGTAAACAACGACAAAAATAGATAATTATGAATTATAAAGATCCTTTAAAGATGATTGATCCTGCAGCGGTTGCGGCAATAGCTAACACGGATATGACATTGCAACCACCTATTCCGGCTAACCAGCAAGGAGCAGCTAAGCCTTTGTTCGGTGAAACCGTTCAAAATACGGCAGGACAAATATACGGTGATATAAACGCAAGACAAGCGTCTTTAGGGAGCAACGCTCCTATGTTTATGTCTGATAAGCAAGAAGATGCTTTTGGACCCAGCAGTGAAGTGTATAAAAGTGGCAACACTGCTATATACGAAGGATTAAAAAAAGAATCTAATAAATAAAAAATAAATTATGCACAACGACAAAGCACATCAAAAAGCAGCTAAAGGATCTAGTGGAGTAGTTGGTGAATCTCATATATGGGATGGACCACTAAGCCAAGAAGGAAGACTACACGGTAAAGGATCAAGTTCAGGTATTACGGGGATGCAAGTTTTAAAAGCTCCTACTATGTATAAAGCAGGGCCTATAACTCAGCTAGCTAAAGGAAAATAGAAATGGCCACAGGAGATATCAAACTACTGGCAGCCAACGCATTAGCATTAGCGATAAGCATGACGCAAATAGAGGTGGCTTTAAAAGTTATTCTGTTACTTATAAGTATCGGATACACAGTAACCAAGTGGGTAAAACTTAAAGAAAAGAAGTAATAATTAAAGTATAGTGATGACATCAAACGGTCCTTTTAAAATTACAGAAAAATCTTACGAAAAGCAGAACAGGTTAATGCGTTCTGATTATACTAAAGAAACAGGTAAAAAACTAGGTAAAAGATTAACTACGGGTAAAAACGCACGTAGAGTTTCTTTTGCTTGTAGATTCGCAGGTATGCAAGGAGCAATGAAAGATGCTAAAGGAGAGCCAACTAAAAAAGCAATGGCTTTAAAGAAATGGGGATTTGGAAGCGTTGGAGCGGCTAGCAGCTTTTGTAATAAAAATAAAAAGAAATAAAAATGAAAGAAGAAGGACACTTTGGTCATTACACTGGTAATGCTAGACACTCAAGAAAAGAAGAAATGATTCACGACCGTGAATTAATTTATGATGCTAAAAAGCAATTACATCATGCTGACCAAGATTATAAAAAAGACAATTAAAAACAAAAACAATGGCGTATAAACTAAAAAGTAGCGTAAAAAGTCTGTGTAGTGGTTCAGCTCTTCCAAACTTAAAAAGTGGAGGTAAAATGGTTAGCTCCGACAAAGGGTCTAGTAATTACATGAAGGAAGATCCGGGTTCAGCTATTCTAAATAGAAGATTTGGTATGGGAGTTGGCGGAAGTGTTAGTTCTGCTTCTGCTAAAACTACAAAAGCTAAGCCTTTGTCTCCTGAAGAAAAAGCATTTTTTGACACAAGCAATTTACCTACTAAAAAAGAGCGATTAGCTAACGAGGCTAAAGAAAAAAATACTGGTAAAAATCCAGATACTACCGCCGCTACTCGAACTGTTAAGCCTAGAAAAAAAGTTAAAGAAGAAACTAAAAAAGAAGTTAAAGGACCTAAAGAAGCTAAGGGACCTTCTGCGGCGCAAACTGCAGCTTCTAAATTAGAGAAAAGAGCTAAAACTGCTATATCTAAACAAAAAACAAAGCCAAAGACAGAAGACGGTGTTAATGCCGTTAGAGATTTCCAAGCAAACAAAAAAAAGAAAGGAAAAGAAATGTCTAGAGGTGAAATTAAAGAAGCCAAGAAAAAAGACAAAGATTCTGGCATGAGCAGAAAAGAAGTAAGACTTAACAAGACAAAACGTAAAGCTGCCAGCGCTAGAGCTAAAACAGTTTCAAAAGAAACAGCTGCTAAAGGAGGTAAGGAAGCTCAAAGATTACGTCGCAAAACTATTAGATTAGAAAAAAAAGCAGCAAAAATTGAAGGTAGAGTTAAAGCTTCAAAGATTAAATAATATGAAATCACAGGGCTTTGGAGATACCGTAGAGAAATTCACAGAAGCAACTGGTGTAAAAACTTTTGTTGATAAAGTATCACAGGGATTGAATATTCCCTGTGGCTGTCAACAAAGAAAAGAAACTTTAAATAAAGTTTTTCCTTACAAACAATAATTTATGGGCTTTATAATGAAAGGTGCGCCTTACAGCAATGATAACACTCCTATCTATAGTATAGATATGGAAGATGGCGTATTAGGTAAAGCTAATAATAATGGTACTATAGTCATTAATAAAGACATCAAAGATCCTAAAAAAATACAAGATGTTGTAGATCATGAGAAAGTACATATACAACAGATGAAAGACGGTAGATTAAATTACGACGATAATAACGTCTACTGGGAAGGTAAAAAATACTCAAGAGCTTCAATGAAAGAAGGTGCTAAAAACCTTCCTTGGGAAAAAGAAGCATATCAAAACGCATAACTAAAAAAACAATATTATGAGTGAATCATGGATGAAAAAACACGCTAGTAACCTTTTAAGTAACATGCCTATAGATAATAAAGCAAGCGCATTACACAACCATGGGCCTGTGGACTCTAAAACTGGTAAAAAAACTCATCCTATAGGAGAGCAATTAGACCCTAAAGCTTTTACCCGTAGAACTGATCCAAACGCAAAAGCTACTGACTTGTCTAAGAAGGAAGCGGAAAAAAGACGCAAAAGTGACGCTATTAAAGCTGCAAAAAATAAAGCAGCAAGATACGCTAAAACTCCTGCTGGTAGAAAAGAAGCAAGAGATAAAGCTAATAAAGCTCCAAGATCTACTATTAAATTGAATAAGAAAAAATAAATGTGGAAAGTACTACTAGGTCTTTTAAAAGGAGGTGAAGGTAGGAAGTCTGTAGCTGGAGGTTTAGCTTGGGAAATAAGAGAAGCAATTAAAGGGAAAGAATTAGATCCTGAAAAATTAATAGAACTTCAAACCAAAATAAATCTAGCTGAAGCTTCACATCGAACTTTGTTCGTTGCTGGCTGGAGACCTTTTATAGGTTGGATATGTGGTTTTGCATTAGCTTACAATTTTGTTATACGTGATTTATTTATTTGGATAACAAAAACAACAGATGCGCCACCGCCATTGCAAATGGAACACTTAATGACAGTACTGCTAGGAATGCTCGGGCTTGGCGGATTAAGAACGTACGAGAAAATAAAAGACAAAGTAAAATAATTAAATTAAATTAAATGAAAAAAGTAGAAAGTAAAGAAGTAAGTAAAATTACAGACGAGCAATTAGAAGTAATTACAAAGCACCAAAAAGATTTAAACAAGTCTCTAACTAACATTGGTTTTTTAGAAACGCAAAAACACAGCTTACTACATGAGTATGCTGGCATTGTTGAGGATGTCGAAAAGTACAAAAAAGAACTAGAAGATGTTTATGGTGCTATAAATATTAATATTGAAGATGGTACTTACACTACGATTGAAAAAGAATAATAGTGGACCATGTTATAAGAAAGATAAGCATAGGCTCTGATTACAAAAACGAAGCCATGCATTACGCTGTAGGTCAACAGGTTTACGGCGGGCACACTATATGTAATATAATGTTCGAAGAAAAAGAACAGTCTTATAATATTCACATAAAGAAAGGAAATGAAGTTTTGCCTTGGAAGAAGTTTAATAAAAACATGGCAATATCTGTTGAATACGATTTAGAGTACTAATGAATAGTGTTTATCAGTTCATAATAAAACCGATAGGCAAAAGATATGATAATGAGTTGAAAGTTGGTGATAGAAAGCTAATTATCAACTCTAGTATCTCTAGTCATAAGTTTGTTAATAGAAAAGCAGAAATAGTTGCTATACCTTTAGCGTTTGAAACAGAACTAAAAAAAGGTGATAAAGTTATTGTGCATCATAATATATTTAGAAGATATTACAATCAAAAAGGTAAATCCGTTAATAGCGGAAAATACTTTAAAGATGATATGTATTTCGCTTCTGAAGATCAGATATACATGAAGAAAGTTGGTAACAGCTGGAACACATTAAAAGATTACTGCTTTGTTAAGCCTATTGTTGATAAGGATGGCTCTAGCTCAAGTAAACTAAAAGAGTGCGTTGGTATAGTAAAATACGGAAACAACGTCTTAGAAGCTCTTAAAATCAATAAAGGAGATTTAGTTGGATTTAAAAAGAACAGAGAATTTGAGTTCTTGATAGACGGTGAAATACTTTATTGCATGGAATCAAATGATATTTTAATTAAATATGAAAATAAAGGAAACGAAACTGAATATAATCCAAGCTGGGCAAATAGCAGTTGAAGAACTTATAAAGGTAGCAAAAGAAAAGATCGTTGACTCAGAAGATGATATCTCTGCTGACAGACTTAAAAACGCTGCCGCTACAAAGAAACTTGCTATATTTGATGCTTTTGAAATATTAGCTAGAATAGAATCAGAAGAAGATCTTTTAAACGACAAACCAAAAACTAGTGCTATTAAAGCCGAAGAGTTTAAAGGTTTTGCAGAAGGAAGATCTAGATAATGTACAAGCAGGATCTATACTATATAGTAGAAGACCATATAAAGCCAAACGTTCTAAGTAGAATGAATAGGCTTAAGAAATGGGAATACGGATACAATAAAGAGCATGACATAGTTGTCATAAGCAAAACAGGACAAATAGGAGAAATATATAGTATACAAAATCTATTAATAGCTCTTCCGTTAGCTGAAGACGTGTACAAGTGCTCTAAGAAGAAAGAAGAACAACGTTGGAAAGTTTTAGAATATCCATCTGAATTAAATAAAATAAAAACAGTTTATGATTGGAACGAAAGACCAGTCGAGTTTAAAGAAAAATGGTACGAATATATTAACAAGGAGTTTGTTCGTCGCGAAGAAGGCTATTGGTTCTATAGTAACGGCATTCCTACTTATATTACTGGTTCTCAGTACATGTACCTGCAGTGGACTAAAATTGACGTGGGGTCAGCAGATTTTCGCGAATCAAACAGGTTATTCTACATATTCTGGGAGGCTTGTAAATCGGACAGTAGGTGTTACGGAATGTGCTATCTTAAGAACAGACGGTCTGGATTTAGTTTCATGGCATCATCCGACACAGTTAACCAGGCAACAATTTCAAGAGATGCTAGGTTTGGAATACTCTCCAAGTCTGGAGCTGATGCTAAGAAAATGTTCACTGATAAAGTTGTACCCATATCAATTAATTACCCCTTCTTTTTTAAACCAATACAGGACGGAATGGAACGTCCAAAGACAGAATTATCATACAAAGTACCTTCGAAAAGGCTCACGCGTAATTCCATCAAAGAAACAACCGAAGATTTACAGGCGGGTCTTGACACCACGATCGACTGGAAGAACACAGGGGACAACTCCTATGATGGAGAGAAACTCAAGCTTCTCGTCCACGATGAATCGGGTAAATGGGAGAGACCAGACAACATCCTCAACAACTGGAGGGTTACGAAAACAACGTTAAGATTAGGTAGAAAAATAGTAGGCAAGTGTATGATGGGATCTACTTCAAACGCATTAGATAAAGGTGGATCAAATTTTAAAAAACTATACGAGTCTTCGGACGTCACAAAAAGAAACCGCAACGGACAGACTAGCTCAGGATTATATAGTTTGTTCGTACCTATGGAGTGGAATTACGAAGGATACATTGATTCTTATGGAATACCTGTATTCGACACTCCAAAAAAACCAATTAAAGGTATAGATGGTGAAGATATAGATATAGGTGTTATATCACATTGGGAAAACGAAGTAGATGGACTACACGACGACCAAGATGGTTTAAACGAATACTATAGACAGTTCCCAAGAACAGAGAAACACGCTTTTAGAGACGAAGCTAAAGAATCTTTGTTTAATTTAGGTAAAATATACGAGCAAATAGACTATAATGAAGACTTACGTAACACTAATGTCGTTACACAGGGTAATTTTCAGTGGGAAGGTGGGATTAAAGATACTAGAGTGCTGTTTGTTCCTAGTAAAAGTGGAAGATTTTTTGTTAGCTGGGTTCCTCCGGTTACACTACAAAATAGATACAATATAAAAAACAACGTTAAGTATCCTGGTAATGAGCACTGTGGAGCTTTTGGATGCGATAGTTACGATATATCTGGTACTGTTGATGGTAAAGGTTCTAAAGGATCTTTACATGGATTAACTAAGTTTTCAATGGAAGACGTGCCGCCTAATTTATTTTTCTTAGAATATATAGCTAGACCACAGACGGCTGATATATTTTTTGAAGATGTTTTAATGGCGTTGGTTTTTTACGGCATGCCCATACTAGCAGAGAACAACAAACCAAGACTCTTATATTATATGAAAAGAAGAGGTTACAGAGGTTACTCTATGAATAGACCTGATAAGGTTATGCATAAGTTATCTGTAACGGAAAGAGAAATAGGCGGAATACCTAACTCAAGTGAAGACATAAAGCAAGCTCACGCAGCAGCTATAGAGGATTATATAGAAAACCACGTTGGTTTACTAAACGAAGGTTATGGTAACATGTACTTTCAAAGGACTTTAGAGGATTGGGCGAAATTTAATATAAACAATAGAACTAAACACGATGCATCTATAAGCTCTGGTTTAGCTATGATGGCTTGTAATAAACATAGATACACGCCTGTTGCGCAAAGAGTAATATCTAAAGTATCTTTAGGTTTTAGAAAATATAACAATTCAGGTCAAAATTCAAAAATAATATAATAAATGGTCTACAATACTAATAATAGCATCTTTCCAGATCAGGTGGTACCTGAAGAAGAAAAGAAATCATTTGAATATGGTTTAGCTGTTGGAAACGCTATTGAACAAGAATGGTTTAGAAATAACAGTGGTCAGGATAGGTATTCCTATAATTTCCAGAACTTTAATAGACTGAGATTATACGCTAGAGGTGAACAACCTGTACAGAAATATAAAGATGAATTATCTAATAATGGTGATTTATCTTACTTGAATTTAGACTGGAAACCAATTCCAGTTTTATCTAAATTCGTTGACATAGTTGTTAACGGTATGACAGATAAAGGATATGAGATTAAATCTTTCGCATCAGATCCTTTCGCTACACAACAAAGAACTGATTTTGCTTTTAATGCTTTAAGAGATATACAGCAAAAAGAAAACATAGAAGAATTAGCTAAATTAACGGGTAAAAACTTTTATGCATCCGCAGAGCCAGAAAGTCTTCCTAATGATCCAGGAGAGCTTGATCTTTATATGCAACTTAATTACAAGCAGAGCGTTGAAATAGCCGAAGAAGAGCTAATAAACAGCGTACTAGACTTCAATAAGTTTGATGAAACTAAAAAAAGATTAGCTTATGACCTAACAGTATTAGGTATAGCGGCTAGTAAAACTAGCTTTAACTTAGCTGAAGGTATTAAAGTTGATTACGTTGACCCATCTAGTTTAGTTTATTCAGCTACAGATGATCCTAATTTTGATGATATATATTACGTAGGTGAGGTTAAAAGCTTAGCACTTCCTGAGATTAAAAAAATGTATCCGAATTTAACTAATGAAGAGTTAGAAACAATACAAAAATATCCGGGTCGTCAAAACTACTCTCAAAGCGACTGGCAAGTTAATAGCGATGTTAATCAATACCAAGTGTTATTCTTTGAGTACAAGACATATCAAGATCAAGTATTTAAAATAAAACAAACAGAACAAGGATTAGAAAAAACTCTAGAAAAGCAAGATACATTTAATCCTCCTCCAAGTGACAACTTTGAAAGAGCTTCAAGATCTATTGAGGTTTTATACACTGGAGCAAAGATATTAGGCATGGGCGATACTATGCTGGAATGGAAACTGTCTGAAAATATGACAAGACCATCTGCCGATACTACCAAAGTTAATATGAACTATTGTATATCAGCGCCTAGAATGTATCAAGGTAGAATAGAATCTTTAGTTAGTAGAACAACAGGTTTCGCTGATATGATTCAATTGACTCATTTAAAATTACAGCAAGTTCTAGCTCGTATGGTTCCTGATGGTGTTTATGTTGATGTTGATGGATTAGCTGAAGTTGACTTAGGCAACGGAACAAACTACAACCCGGCAGAAGCATTAAACATGTATTTTCAGACTGGTACTATAGTTGGAAGATCGCTTACTCAAGACGGTGAGATGAATAGAGGCAAAGTACCTATTCAAGAGCTTCAAAGCTCATCTGGTATATCTAAAATACAAGCCATGATATCTACGTATCAGTATTATTTACAGATGATACGCGATGTAACCGGACTTAACGAAGCCAGAGACGGAAGTACGCCTGATAAAAACGCATTAGTTGGTTTACAAAAATTAGCAGCAGCCAATTCTAATACAGCTACAAGACATATACTACAGTCTTTAATGTATATAACCATAAGATCTTGTGAAAATATAAGTCTTAGAGTGGGTGATATGCTGCAGTTTCCGTTAACTAGACAAGCTTTAATAGGTAGCATCAATAGTTTTAATGTAGCTACATTAAGCGAGATAGACGAGCTGCACTTGCACGACTTTGGTATATTTTTAGAATTAGAACCAGAAGAAGAAGAAAAAGCTCAACTAGAAAAAAGCATACAAATTGCACTGCAAACGCAAAGCATTAGTTTAGCAGACGCTATAGATGTTCGTCAAATTCAAAACATAAAGCTAGCTAACGAAGTTATAAAATCTAGACAGAAGAAAAAAGCAGAACAAGAGCAAGCTGCTCAAATGGCTAATATACAAGCTCAAGCACAGGCAAATGCTGAATCTGCAGAAAAAGCAGCTTTATCAGAGGTTCAAAAACAACAAGCGTTAGCAGAAACAACAGTTCAAATCGAACAAGCTAAATCTCAAATGGAAATTCAGAGAATGGAGCAAGAAGCTTTTATCAAAAAAGAATTAATGGCTGAAGAGTTTCAGTATCAATTAAGACTAGCTGAATTAAACATGAAAGCTCAAAAAGATAAAGAAGATCAAATAGAGAACAGGAAAGATCAAAGAATAAAAATGCAAGGCACTCAACAGAGTGAACTTATAGATCAAAGGCAAAATGATTTGCTACCTAAAAACTTCGAATCAACTAATGACGGCTTAGGCGGTTTTGATTTAGAACAGTTTACCCCGAGATAGGGAATTATTAATTTTTATTATATTATATTATATTATGTCAGAAACAAAAGAAGTAAAATCAGAAGGAGAATTTAAATTAAAAAAGAAAACTCCAAAAATTAAAGGCCAAGGAAATGTTGTTCCTGAGGTTACCAAAATAGATTTAAGTAAAAAAACAGAAGAAGATGCCATTCAAGTCGGAGAAACAGAAACAGTGGTTGATGATAAACAAGCCGGAGATTTACCAGAAGTGGAAAAAGAAGTACGGAGCGACTCCAGTGAAGTTACTAAAATTGATCTCAAAGAAAAAGTAGAATCACCTTTAGAATTAGTAGAAGATGAAAACGATAACCCTGAAGAGGTCACAATGGTTGGAGGCACTGAAAGTCCCGACACTCCACAGGAACAAAAAGAAGTATTACCGCAAGCTCAAGCACAAGACTACCCAGAAAATGTAGATAAACTTATTGAGTTTATGAAAGAAACTGGTGGAACTATTGACGACTACGCTAGGCTTAACGCTGATTATAGCGACGTTGACGGAGGAGCATTATTAAAAGAATATTACAAACAAGCTAAACCACATTTAAATTCAGAAGAAATTGACTTTGTAATAGAAGACTCTTTTAGTTTTGATGAGGATTTAGACGAAGCAAGAGATATTCGAAAGAAGAAACTTGCATATAAAGAAGAAGTTGCAAAAGCCAAAAGCTATTTGGATTCGCTTAAAGATAAATACTACGCAGAGATCAAGTTGAGACCTGGAGTTAATCAAGAGCAACAAGAGGCTACTGACTTTTTCAACCGATACAACGAGGAGCAAGCAGCTACCAAAGTTAACCAAGACAGATTTATTAGCCAAACAGACGAGCTTCTTAACAACGATTTCAAAGGTTTTGATTTTAAAGTTGGAGAGAAAAAGTTTAGATATGGCATTAAAGATCCAGTTAAGGTTGCAGATAACCAAAAAGACATTTCCACGTTCATCAAGACGTTCTTGAATGACAAAGGAGAAGTCGTCGATACAAAAGGTTATCATAAAGCTTTGTATGCAGCGCGAAACGCAGATACTATTGCACAACACTTTTATGAGCAAGGAAAAACAGACGCCATAAAAGGACAGATTGCTAAGGACAAGAACATAACTACAGAACCTAGAAAAACACAAGATGGTAATGTATTTGTAAATGGATTTAAAGTAAAAGCTATTAGCGGGCAAGACTCTTCAAAACTTAAAATTAAAACAAGAAAATTTAACAATTAAAATTAAAAATTATGGCAATTGCACCTAATTTTGGCTCGATAGTACCATCGCAGTCACAACAATTATTACAATCGAACTACTTACAGTTCAACAACAGTACGTCTGACTTTGCTCAGCAATATCTACCTGAAATCTACGAACAAGAAGTAGAGCGTTATGGAAACAGAACATTATCTGGATTCTTACGTATGGTTGGAGCTGAAATGCCAATGACGTCAGATCAAGTTATTTGGTCAGAACAAAATAGATTACACGTTGCTTATGACGGATGTACCAATGATGATGCAAACGGTATTGGAATTCCAGTAGCGGCTGGTATTGTAAACGTTATTTCTCCCGGCCAAACTATCGTTCTTATGGACGCCGCTGGTGTTGAGTTGAAAGCCGTAGTTACATCTTCTAACCCAGGAACTGGCGCTTTAATTGTAGCTCCTTATACTGCTGCTAATACAGCTGCACTTGCTGCGACTGGAATTAAGATATTTGTATACGGTTCTGAATTCAACAAAGGATCTCAAACAACTAACTGGGATGGAGCTGCTGGAGCAATCACGGGAACTACTAACGTTAGTATTGACCCTACGTTTACTCAATTTAGCAACTCACCAATTATTATTCGTAGCAATTACACTATCAATGGATCTGACATGGCTCAAATCGGTTGGGTTGAAGTTGCAACTGAAGACGGAACTTCTGGATACTTATGGTATTTAAAAGCTGAATCTGAAACTCGTTTACGTTTTGAAGA